CTCGCAGTTCTCAAGAGCGCTCGTACTATTGACTCCTCTAGTCGATACGGTTTCCTCTGCAAAGCCTGTACTCCAAGGCTGTGCATCAACCTCAGTTCGATAGATAGCAGCCTGAATAATAAAGCGCTGCAAAGTGTGTTCAATAATCTGAGTAGATATTCTGCCATCAGGATAATCCTTCCAAAACTTAGTTAAGCGATCCTCGACCGTCTCGTAATCTTCTAAATTAAACATAGAGTTCATTCTCCTCTGTGTGTAGTTGACCAGCAATGCTTAGATAAGCAACAGCATCCACATAAGTATCCACCTTGGCGCTTTCCATGCTTCGGGCTATTTTGACGAGTGCCATGCATGTCGCAACTTGGTAATCTGTAATTGGCATCTCCAGATAACTGCTCCAGAGGGCAGCCGTTCTTGCCATATTGTCTGACGGATGACCGTAGTCGAGACCTCGGTCTTGGATTGTTGCTTTGGCTTCGTTGAGGTAATCACGCGCATTCATGCTCTTACCTTATCGCGCTGCTCGTAGAACTTACGAACTGCTTTGCGGCCTTCGATGTAACCTGTGTTAACGCCCATGGTGTAGAACCACACGCAGCTGAGAGTCCAGAGAACCATCAGTATTCCGATTTCATAGATATTCATTTACTGCCCTTCTAGTGCGCCCTTCGCACCTTCTTGGCATAAGTGTTGCATGGCTAGCAGACAGCGCCTAGCACATTTAGATAACGAAACGGTAACAATTCTCCATCATCCATCGCATCGTCAATAGTGCGCTTGATGTCGTTATCTAGATCGTCCATAACGCCGACCAGCAACCACGAATGTGCCGTCCTTCTCAAGGTTGATTAAAGTTACTTGGCTATCCTCAACGATGATAAAGGCTTGCTGCCAGTTCATAGTTCCTTTTGTATAGCCTGCTTTGCGTACATCCATTAGATGCCCACCTTCTACCCCACGCAGGATACGCCCTATTTTGCCTCCAGAAGCCTCTGTAAAGGCCGATACGCCCGCTCTGTGAGTGTGACCACAGACCACGCTTAAACCATGCCTACGGGCTGCTCCAAGGGCTGTAAGACCCGCGTTAGGGTTGATGCCCTGCTCGTCTCCATGAACTGCTACCCAGCCCTTTGCAAAGGCGTAAGGCTTCTTATGGTAGGTAATACCGAGTTCGTCTAGGCGCATGAAGCGCTCAAAGCGTAACTCAGGCAAAGCCAAGAATGCGGGGATCTTCTTCATGATTACATTGTAAAGTCGATCTGTGTGATTAGAACGGATCATGTGAGCTTCTTTAGAATGCTCGACTAGCGACCATAAAACCTCAACTGCGAGGTCTCGATCCTCAGCTAGTGTTTGTTCGTACCATCCAGGTGTGCCGTCTGACCATCGGCTGATCTGTGGGAGGTCGATTTCATCTCCCAGTGTAATGACGCTATCTGGGCGGTATGCCTTAATAAAAGATGCAACATTGCGGACAGCAACTTCATCGTGATATGGAACTTGTAGATCGGGAACGATTACAGTTCTTTTCATGGTTAATCCTCATCGTCATCGTCATAAGGGATCGAGTCGGGAAGTTGTGGCAGCCAGTTAGGAGTTGGCAAGATAGTTGCCGGGTAAGTTAAAGGCTCAAGCAAAATAGCCAAAGCCATCTCAGTGCTAAAACCTGCTCGTCTAAGCGATTTATAGTATTCATTTAGCCCGATGCAGTACTGATCGAGCATAGAGTAAGCCTCTAAATCGATAGCCTTCTTGCGAGCCATAGGATTATTGTCGCTCTAGAAGTATGTTGTAGATCTCATCGACACGCCCATTAAGGCGTTTAATCTCCGATAGCAAATGAGTGATCACATATCCTGCTAATCCACCCACTATCGCAAGAGTGGCAATATAAAGATTTAAGTAGTCCTGAGTTGTCATCGCTTAGGTGTCGCATATCCGAAGACCCCCGCAAGGACTGCCCATAAGATCGAGCGGTAATCTGCTGCGAAGTTAGAAGCTGCCCAAGCAGACAGGAACGCACCTGCGGTCAGGATGTAAGGGTTTTTCATGTTCATGCTGTGCCTCCTAGTAACGGGATATTAAAGAACGAACCATCTTCATCACCTTTGCGGCTGAAAGAAATATGGCAATGATGCTTATGCGGATTAGATCCTTTGTACTTTCGCCAGCGCCAGCCCATGCGAGACGATGCAATTCGTCCGGCGAAGATGATGTAGGCAATGCGCTTGTCTGTCTTGGCAAGTCTGCGAAGCTGATCAGCAATATCGGGCATGAGGTCTGGCTTTGCTTTACCAGAGACATCTCGATCGAGGTCGATCGCTCTAACAATCCCAGTCGATGAATCAGGTATGTGGTCGCTAGTACCTGCTGACATATGGCGGGCATCGGCGATCCAGCCATCGGAAGTGCGATCGCGGTCTGGGTATGTGTCATCGAACTGTTCTCTTAGCTGTTGACCTGCCTTGCATAACTTGGGTTTCATCCCAGCAAGATAGCCAATTCTGCATCTGTAAGTCCTAAGCGGTCTGCGATAGCAGCCTTAGCCTCAGCCTTCTCGGCTGCCGCTTGCTCCTCATCTGCCTTTGCCTTTGCGTAAGCGATCGCATCTGCTTCGCGCTGCTTGATCTCCTCGGCTGTAAGTTCTACCTCAGAGACTTCGCCTGTCTCGCAGTTTACGATGATCTTTGTGTCTGCCATTTTGTCTCCTATGATTTAGATATGCCGTAGAGGGTTGCTGTTGAGTATTGAACGAATTTAGCGGTGCTGCGTGCGCTAAGGCTGATGCTGGTAATTGCCGCGGTGCTAGACCATAGCCAAGCCTCTAAAATTGCATAAGCCAAAGTCGCATTGTTTTCAGAGACCACATCTATGCTTATCGATTTATTCGTTGAGCCTGCATAGTTTGGAATGTAGATTTCACCGTTGCCAAAAGTGCTGGCAGTTGAGCCTGAAGGGTTTGTCTGCACTTCTGTATAAGTGCTGGACGATGCAGCCGAGCCGTTACCTAATACTCTGCGAGCAGTTTGAGAAGTGGTAACGCCATTGAGTTTAAGATCAAAGGTGTTTAGATCCAAATCATAGCGTGTAGAAAACTTCACTACTAAATCGGTGTATGTACTAGGAATAGATGTAAATTCAATCGCGGCCTGACCACCTGCACCAACCTCAACCGTGCTGCCTATCTTTACATAAGTGTTAGCCATTATGCCGCCTTAATTCCGTATAGGGTAAAGGTTGAGCCTGTAATCCAATTACCAACTCCAGGGTAATATAAAATAGAAGTAATAGCAGCAGTATTACGCCACAAACCAACAGTTGCATCTACTCCTGTAGCTGCTTCATTTGTTCTAGTTAAAACTGTTTTATATGTTGTTGTATTGGAATAATTTTGTAACTGAAATATGTAAGCATTTGTTATAGATGTTGCCGCAGAGGCATAGTTATCTACTCTGATGGCAGTTTGATTTGAACTTCTACCCGATATAGGAGAACTACCTGTTCCAGTAAGTTGTGTAAAAGAATAATTTGAGCCGCTATCGCCGTTTAATCTAACATAAGTATTAGTTGCCGTAGTTGAGCCATTGCTAGTAATTAGCAGTAAATCTGTGTAAGCACCTGAGATGCTTGAAAAGGTCACAGAGGCGGCTGAACTAACTAGTGTCTTAGTTTCTATTGGTTCATAAGTTGCTGGCATTATTTAATCCCATACAGAGCGAAGGATGAGTTAGTAAGAAAATTAGAACCATACTGGCGATTTAAGGTAATTGAAGTTATAGCGGCAGTTGAACGCCAATTTCCAGACTGTAGATAAATCCAACCTGAACCGTTTAAATCCATACCATTGAGTGTTCTAGTTGTTTTATATTTATTTGTATCACCGTAATCTAAAATATCTACTACAGAGGCGGCAAACATATTAGTAGCGCCTGAATTACCAGTCGCAGCGTATTGCAGTCCGATGTTTGACGTATTAGCAGACCCTCCAGCAATAGCAACCGAACCATTTCCTCTGAGAATGTGCGAAGAATAATTAGCGGCAGTATCACCATTAAATTGCATTAAGATAACGTCATCTGTCTCTGCTCTATCTGTCTTTGCAATAGAACGTATCTGTAAATGTTTATAACCGCTAGGAATAAGGGTGAATGTAATTGTAGCCTGACTACTTGTAAGCGTTGTCGTAGCAATAGACTCATAACTGGCAAGCGAGACAGGCGCGCTAACCCCCATAAGTCCAGCAATTTGGTTAGCGATCATTATGCGATCGCACCCACGACATACCAAGTATTAGCAGCAGTCTTGATGCAGGCTGCTGACTTATATTGTGCAAGGGTTGGAGAAGCTGCTGTTGCACCGGCTGAAAGGACTGTGGTTGTGCCAGGTGTTACTGCCGAGATGGTGCAGAGTCCAGCCCCGATATTGAGAACTGTGAGGACTGTGCCGATCTCGAATGCTACTGAGGCATCGGTAGGGATCTTAAAGGCGATAGCAGTTGCCTTGTTCATGATCTCTAGGCTCTGGTATTGGTCTGCTAAGACCGCTGTGTAGTCAGCTGTATTAGCCGCGCCTACTGAGAACGAAGTGAGTCCGTTATACATAGCCGCGCTTAGGACATCGCCTGTGCTTGCTGGAAAGCCTGTTGCCATTTATATCTCCTAATACGCCATGATTGATTGTCCGATTATACCCGAAATACTGCTCCCGATCAGGAACCCTTCGATTATAGGCTCGAGCGTGGTCACAACAACCTTCATGGAATTTGGCGTGATATCCCATGCAAGTCCTTGTGTTTGTAAAGTCTTAACAATGCTCGAGCCATTGGGTTGGATATTGGTAATTTTTAGATTTGAAAAGTAGTCCAGCCCAAGCATTGTCGCAGTCGGTACATCTGGATCAAGTAGATCGACCGTCATGGCATCTATGCGGATGGTGGTCTCTTGACGGGTTGCGACATATATCTTGGCTATGTTAAGAGTGTCTGCATCTGTCTGGGCTACGAGGTTCTCTTGGTTAAGTTGATGAGGGAAATACTTAGCAATAGAAGCTGCATTCTCTGATACCTGCTGAGTGCCTCCTACGCGGGTCATTCCAGCGCTGTTGATAATCAACTTGTCATCAAAGGCAAAGGCTAGGTTTGAATAAGGAATACCGCCAGATTGGTTAAACTCGATCGGAGTCTCGCCATATTTCTTAATCACATTAGTACGGTTGATAAAGTTAAATGTTCCCTCTGAGTCAAAGTACGCTGCTCCCTGCTCAGAGAATTCTGCATTTTTAATGGCATCCAAAGCAGTTCTAGCTGTTGCAGGATCGACCACACAGGTCGTATTTCCCAAATCCGTAGTACGCATGGAAGTTGGAAACTGCACTTGGTCTAGGATCTTGTTAATTCGTGTGCCAGTATCTTGACCAGCAGTAGCATCTGTAACTGTAGTAACCGTAGCTTGCTGCATAAGTCTAAAAGCATCTGAGCAACTAATATCTACGAAACCCATGCTTTCGCTCTGGTCATAAGAATACTTATAGTCAGTTGTATAGCCAGAAAATAAGAAGTAACCAACTCCGCCTACTGTTGCAGATACTCGCAGCTTACGAAGCGGAGTCAGGAAGCCAAAAAACGGAGAATTTATATTCTGAGGATTCCATGCGCCGTCTGGATCATAGACTCTAACCGTGCAAGTGCCAGCCTCGTAAGTGTCGCGCATGATGTTACGACCGCGGCGAATAGATATCTGCCTGACATTGGGAGTTAAGTCAATGGTTGGCTCTGGAGTAGTGCTAGAAGCGAGTGTGCCTGTGCCTAAAACACCGTACTTAATGTCACCCAAAGTGAAGGGGTATGAGAAGGTCGCGCCCGATGTAAAGTCGAAGCTAACCGCTATCTGAGCAGGTAATGTCACGGCTGGAATGAACCCTTGAGTCTGCCGATCGAGGAAGCAGATCCAGATAGAGAACCTTCGAGCAGTCCGTTACGAACCAACTCAACAAGATCGCCTTCGGATACAACATTGCCAGCGACATAGACATTTACATCGCCATTCCTGCCGACTCCGGCGGAAGTTGCGCCTGTACCGTAAGTAGAAGTTATAGCTGCTATTTCAGCGCCGTTGTAGGTAGGTGTTCTTACATTGTAATTACCCGCTGCAACGGCAGCAGCTAGTCGAGCAGCTTCTTTAAGTGTCTCGATCCAGCCAACGAAAGGATCTTTAGCATTAGGAATGCCTGAATAAAACTTAACGAAAGCCTCGGTCAGGCCTTGAGACTTAGCGATCTCGCCTGCAAGTTTAGTCGCTTCTGAAGTATTGCCAGTTAGGACTGCCATCTGTAATTCAATACGCTTACGATCTTGATCTGAGAGTTGACCCTTTAAGGCAGCAACGAGTTGGATCTGTTCTATATCAAAGATGCCGTTAGCCTTCTTTAACTTTGCCTCGTCTGCGGCCTGCTTCTTAGCCTGAGCTGATGCAATTTTCTGGGCGCGAATTAACTTGGCTTGTTCTATGGCACGCTTCTTTTGCTCAGCTAGTAAAGCCTTTTGGGCAGCAGTTAATGTAGGAGTTGTTTCTTCGTCTTCCCTAGTTTCCTTGCCTACTCCAGCGACTCGCCTTAATATGATGCCTGTTGACGAATGTTTAATCAGCCACATAGCGGCTTTGATTATGTTCTTCATAATCGGATTGTCATAGATGTTTCTTACATAGGTGGCAACGCCTCTAAAGTAATTGCCTATACCTTCAGCAAGTTTAGCAATAGCCTCTGTAACTGAAGTGATGCTGCTTTCGCCGCCGCCAGCAAGAATGGTTAAAGCATCTAATAATCCCTTGCCAATAGTCTCTTTAGCATTTTCAGAAGAGACTGTGAGCGCATCCATTTTGCCTGCGTAAGTCGCTAGGTATGCAGCGCTCGATCCGGCGAACTGACCGTTAAGTCTTTCCATGATCTGCTCAAAAGACATGCCAGCAAGTTCCGCATTAGTTAAACCTGTTGCGTACTTCTTGAGGCCTTTCATATTACCTACGAATGCGTTGCCTAAATCTGATGTTACCGTTTCGAGCGCGATACCCGACCCGCGTGAGATTTCAATAGCCTTGGTTAGTAAGTCTTGCGCATAAGTCAATGAGCCTGTCTGGGTAATTAACTTACCTAGCGCTGGGCGAAGTTTATCGTCTAGAACATTCGTCGAGGTCTCAAGGCTAGAGATAAACTCTTCATTGGCTGCGACTGCAAAGTCCACGCCTAAGTTTTTTAATGTATTGGCTAGGGCTGCGGCTGCCTTTTGGTCATCCATGAAAGCCTTAACTGCGGCTTTACCGAATGAAGTAATAGCGCCAACCGAGAAGGCGGCAGCCATTGCAACGCCAAGTTTTTTAACGCCCTTTTCGAGACCAGAACTAGCTTTGCCAGCCTTGGTGAATGCTTTTGCGCCTGTGAACTCGGAGGCAATATCTATTCTTAAACTAGCCATTAGACATTAGCCTTTCGCGCATTAAACTTAGCTGCTGACTTCTGGATCGCCTGGAGAACTCCAGCGGTTGCCTTACCTTGATCTTCTGTAAAGGCTCGGAAGATTGCGCGGCCTGTAACGGCTTTGTTGCGGCCTTTAAGTTGACCACCCAGTTTAGGAGTAAAGTTGCCAGTAACGCCAGAACTGCGACCAGCCCACTCGTAGATTACGCCGCCAATGCTTTTATTGTGAACCGATGCACGCGCTCTAAAGCCACGACTATTCGGCTTGCTTGGTGAGGTTTTGTAACCAATGCCTTTGCTTGCTTCTGCTTTATCGTAGTATCGAGTAGCCCATCGACCTTTAGCGTTATCACGCTTTAGCCAACCGCTAGGGGCTTCTTCGTTTGACGGAAGAAAACCCCTAGCGTTTTTTGCTAGTGGCTTCACGAAAGATGCAATCTCT